CACTCTTCCATGTTCTTAGCATCAGAGTCTGGGTAAAAATTCCATATAGATACATTTTCTACTTTAGGTACAGTTTTAATAACAGGTGAATAATTACCTTCGTCATCCCAATTTGCATATTCTTTTTCTAAAGCAAATGGACCTTTAAGTATTCCTGTGCCAAACAACGCCATTTCAAAAGCAGTAGACCTAAGATGTTTAGATGCACTAGACTCTTCTAGTTGGTCTAATATAAGTTTTTCCATTTTTTTAGATGCTTCTTGAGCAGGACTTATTGTTTGTGATGTAGCTGTTTTACCAAATCCAGGTTTTAGTTTATCTTCAATCGGTTCTAAATCTTCTTTTAAACTACCAACATACAAATCTCTCATAGATTGTTGAGTTGCCCCAGGAGGTAATTCTTTTCCATCTCCTGCAAAACCGTAAGTTTTACTTAATTCATCTAATAGTTCTTCTGGTGCTTTCGGGTCAAAGTGTACAGCTTCTTCTACGCCTTCAGGCATACGCGTCGGTTCAACGCCGATTGGAAACCTTTGTCCTGCAAAGAGGACATCTGTAATTTGTCCGTATGCTGCGAGGACTTTTGTTTTTGTAATTTTAAGAAATATCTGCGATTTTTCTGTTGATGTAAATTGTGTCTCAGGTCCATACAAGCCCCTATACTGACGATACGCATCTAGCCACCTCTCTTCTTCATCTCGACGACTGCTTTCTACGTCCTCAAATTTTTTCTGCACATATCCAGCTAAATAATCAGAATCACTATCTGATTCTACCATAAAGCCTTCTACATTATCTTCTTGTTCTGCCATATTTAATATCCAAAAGTTGCGTCAGCTGGAGTCCATTTTGCCGCCTCCGTTGCAGGAGTATAATCAAAAATAGACCTACTAACTGGTCGTGACATTATACCATATCTTAACGCATCATACAAATGGTCTTCTGCTTTTGTATCAACATCCTCTGGATTCTGTTTACTCAATGGTAACACAGGAAGTTGAGCTATAAGATTAGTACAGCTGTCAAATATTTCCAAACCTGGACGGTTTGTATCTTCATCAATTTTTAATCTTCTATGCACTTCGTTCTTTCCAGCAACACGACTACCTCGACTTCTGTCTGATGGTCTCCATCTACATCCCTCGACAATCATTTGTTCAGCCAAAGATGGACCAGTATCGCCACGCTTATGCCAAAGGCTAGAGTCCAACACACCGTAAGAAAGATTACCATCGTTAATTTCTGCCTCCATAACCATGTGTGCTAACTCCTTTGCAGTAACCTTAGTAACGTATAACTCTCGGTACACGATTAAAGTATCTGTAGAGGGGTCTACAGTAAACCAAAGAACACCAGTAAAAGATGAATAACCATAGTCGCATGCTCTAAATTTCCTCCATGAGTTAGGTAAGTCAAATGACTTTATAACGTGTTTATCTCTCTGAAACTCTGCGAATGCTGCACCCTCTGCAATATCCCAAGAGCCTTCTAATAATTGTTTTCTCTGCACCTCTGGCAAAGAAAGTAACATTGCTTCATAATCTCCAGCTTCTGCTAGATATGGATTATCTATTAATCTTGCTGGGATAAATCGCCTTTTAAATAACGGCTCTCCTGCCTTAGTGTGGTTATCAGGATAGCGTAATATCTTACCAGTTTGGATGTCCGTCGCTGCAAATGAGTTATTGGGTATAGCAGGGTCAATAAACATCTTCTTAACCCAGATATGACCAGGACCACCAGGATTAGTCGTAGCTCGCATATAAACAGGTAGGCTTGGGTCTGCAGTCCTAAGACGAGACCTGAGATAATCCCACGCATACGGTGTGCTGTATTGCGTAAGCTCGTCCACACCGATGTAAGTAAATGCTTGACCTTGGTAACGTAGTACATCTTTATCCTGCTCCAAATATGTCATCCAGATTCTAGCACCAGATGGAAACGTCCATTGACTCTTTTTTTCCATCCATTTTGCACCTGGAAAAGCCTTAGGATATATATCCTGACTTTTATGTATTAATTCTCTCAACTCATCATTTGTACGTCTTAGTATCAGTGCATTAAAATTACTATTAGTACAATATCTTAGTGGGTCAACTATTAGGGCAAACGACTTGCCCCCTCCAGCTGCTCCTCCATATAAAACCTCTCGTTCTGGAGAAGCTAAAAAATCTGTTTGCGGACCTTTATTAGGCTCAAATAAAATATGAGGAGCTTCATCGTTGCTTTGAGGTTCTTCATAATTAGGATTAACCTCTTCATATTCTATCTGTTCTTCTTTTTTCTCTAGCTTAGCAATCTTTCGTTGTGCGTGAACAAGACTTAACTTAGCTGATTTTAATTTACGTTCTTCAGACGTTAGCTTGCGTGGTGATGTTACCTTTCGCTTCGGTCTTGGCTTCATAGCGTTTTTGTTTAACATGCTTTTGTCTATCCGCTTTATCAATTTTTGCACGTTTCCAAAGTCCCATAGCTGTAATCTTTCTACCTGTGTACTCTGATAACCAACGTGCTACTTCTTTATAAGAAGAATGTTTTAGATATTTATATGCTTCGTCTAATGCTTCTAATTGTTCTTCAACTGGTATTAACAAATAAGGGTCATAATCACTAACTTCATATCCCCAAGGGACTTTAGGTCCACTTACTCTGTCATACCTGTTTGTAGGATTCAACTTCTTCGATATCGTCATTCTTTTTCTTTTCTGGTAATATAAACAATCCTATAGGTTTATCTGATGATACATTTAATTTTTCTACTTTGGATAATCCTACACGGTCTAATAACTGCTGTGATGCACTTAGTAGTTCTCTGTTTCCTATTGCAGTAGGGTCATCTAGAACTCCTACCATTGACATTACAGCTTTTGGTGCATTAGCCGCCATTTCTAATTCTGCACGTTCTATAATTTCAGAACGTAACGACTGCACAATAACATGGGAGTTTGTGCTAGGTGCATATCCAGCAATTTTCATTGCCTTAGCGTAGTTGCCCTTTGCTTCACCAAACAAAGCGTTCAAAAATTTTTCTTGAAGTTCTGTTAATTGTTTAGGCATTTCTTACCCTCTTTCCTCCAGTTCTAGTTCTAGCAAAAGACCTATTTTTACTTTTATTTTTTACTGATAATCTAGAGTTATTCATTGGATTACCTGTAGTGTGGTGTACGTCTTTGCCATCTCCTTTACGAACTAAGCCTTTTCTTGCCATAATTGCTCTAGCTTTATTTCTACTAGCTCGTCTTTTTATTTGATTAGGTTTACCTTGATATCTATCGTACTCTTTTCTATAGTTTCTTTTAAATGCCATGTTAGCCTATTCCTGTGTAATATTCTTGTATAGAAACAATTACATGAAGTCTATCCGCTGTCGCTGCTTGGGCTTTTAATATTTCACTAGCTTTTAAAACTAAACAATCTTGAGATAATAATTCTGTTGTAGCGTTAGCACTAATAGCTTTAGTCTTAAACAAACTAAATGTAGCAGGACTTGATGCAGCATCTGTAATAGATAACGTAATTGTGTCAGCATTTCCTGAGTCTTCTGATACTATAATAGATTTAATTAGTGCATAGGTCTTAGCAGGAACAGTATATACTGTTGTAAGACTTGTACTAGTTAAATCTACTTTAGCATTAGTATATAAAGATGATATCATTTTTTACGTTTTTTTAATTTGACTGCCCCACGTTTTAATTTAGCAGCCATATATGAACTAGGCATTGTGCTTGCTTCTGCACTCGTTGCAGTATTAGTAGGTAACGCAGTTACATGAGCTTTTCCAACTAAGTTACCTTGAGGATTGCCAATACCAGCTAATCCTCCAGCACTCATTCTTCTATGCATCTTTTTCATATATTAGTCTCCTCACTGTTTGGAGTTTCTGTGCCTGGAATTACCTGACAAAAAGGTCTTGCTTGATATACTTGTGGATATGTAACAGCTTTGTTTGCTTTAGCAATAGAATCTTCAAAGCATTTTTCTTTACTTGTATGTAATTCATTGCCTGTTATTACCATACATGATGTTGCATTCAT